AGGTCAACGCATTATATCCGTTGTTACCTGTCTCGGCTTTAATGGCCTTGATTTGAAGCGGGTCTAACAGGACTATCATGACCTTAGCCAATACCGGTCCAAGGAACTTGCCCGACCTTACGTCATCGGGATTGGCGCCGGACAGGTTGCGGATAATCACCGGCCGGAACCTGGGTGTGGCCGCCATACACCTGCGCTTGATTTGCTCCATAATCACCGTACCGCACAGGTCGAGATTGGCTGCTCCGACTGTCAATAAAGCATCGGTTGTATGAGATTCGCCCACAGCACCGCCGACTGGAGTCGACAATAATCCCGCCGCGTTCTGCCCGCCGTAATGGATACGGTCGGCTGTCGGATAGGATTCGTTGATGGTCTCAATGGCCGCTGAGGATGAGTTCTCGTTATAAAGACCGGCCGCGGATGTTACAAGGTCCCATTCGAGGGCCTCCGAGACCCATTCCCCCAGGTCAATTTTACCGTCTTCACGGATGTCTGTTGATGTTAATTGTTCACTTAATTTACCGGCCGATACGTAGGAATGAGCCCGCTCATGAATTAAGAGCGACATATTACGTCTTTTGAGCCTTTCCTCGGCACCGGTCGTATTGCCGTCGTCACCGACGCCCGCACCACTCAACGGGTCGCGGGACTCGAATATGATTGTCCCTCCCTTTTTCGTGGTGAGGTCGGTGTTCACATGGATGAGACTATTTCTGTTCTTACCCATCATCTGGGTAAAGAACATATTCTGCAAGCCGTAAACAAAAACGGCCTGAGACCAAATAGTCTGAGCACGCGGGTCGGCAAATGCAAAACTTGTTGCTGGCATTTTATGCTCCTTTAGTCAGGAGCAAATCTTCTACAGTTTTGTTGCCGCCTCGACCATAGGGTCAGCTTTAAGATCCTTTAGTATATCTTCCTGAGTAGGCACTTTTTCTGCTTCCGATTCGCTCGTTTTCTTTTCGGGAGCAGTTTCAGTTTTAGTTTTAGATTCGGGTTCGGGTGCGTTCCTCTTAATAGCTACTTGTAGTTTGGCGTAATATAACTCGCCGAAACCTTCACCTATACTCACTATATCGAGGAGTTCGCCCTTAGTTAGAAGGCCATCGCCCTTGGCTACGACTTCATTCCAATCTTCATGATTGGCCTGGGCCGCCTTGGCTGATTTCACCTGAATATCACCAAGTTCACGCTTTCTACTGGCCTCTGTCGCCTGGCTGACTGCCTGTTGTTCAAACTCCTGCTGCCTGCGGTAAAGTGTCGGCGTAATAGTCATGTCCTCTTCGGGAATACCCAGTGCCGTCTGCCGTTCAATCTCTAAATCAAGCGGTGACTTTACGGCTTGAGTCTGAGATGCCTTTAGAGCATTTAATTCGCCTTCCGCCCTTGCCTGGGCTATTTCCGCCGCCTGAGCACGCTGCCGTAAAGCAGTATGGTCATGCAGCGGCACCGTAGGCTCTTTCGAGACCGACTCATCGGCCGCGGGAGTCTCTTCAGCAGTGGCATCTAATGCTTCCTGTGCCAAATCTTCTTCTTTAACTTCACTGCTCTGTTCTTCTTCCGTCATGATAATACTCCTTTTTTCCGGCCGAGTGAGCCGTGCAAGTCCTGGAACCCCCAGTAGGGGAGTGATTTTTTACTGAAATCACTCGAAAACATTTCTGCACACGCAGAATCTCGCAATAACCCTTGCGATAAGGTATAAATCCCACTTCCCCGCCAAGTGGTCAGGCAAAATTGTCTTATATGAAAGGTTATTTTACGTCCTTTCTCAGTAACAATCGGCCATAGCGCCCTATTTGTGCGGCAGTTGGCTGGTCCACCGCCCTGCCCATACTCATCTTAGGCGCCATCTCCACGATAAAAGCTTTCTCCGCCTGGTTTAGAGGCGCGGTCGCGAATTTCTCTTTTTCATCCTCCGCCGAGTTAGCCCGTCTTTGATTTTCCGTATCGACCTTTGCCCTACGGGCCTTATCGGCGGCGGCTTCGATTTCCACTTTTGATTTAGCCATAATTAACCTTCCTAATTGAGTTTGATTATCTTACTCTTTGGTACAACTATTTTCTTTTCAGGCATCTTGATTTCCGGCGCCTTGAGAGTTACTGTTTGGTTCTCAGAGTCAAATGATATTGAAGTCCGGTTATTTGCTTTCAAAAGCTCAAACTTTTTTAAGTCTGATATTTTTACTGTCAAGGTCGGCTCTTGGGATAAAGATGGCTCTCGAAGATGACACATCAAGCAATTACAACTTCTCCGTAAGAGTAAAATTAAGAATGCTTCTACCCATTCAGGCTTAGGAGTAAGTATTCCCCTCTTTTTCGCCGCCCTTGCCCGTCTTTTGTCTTTTATCGCCCTAATCATTTTTTCCTCGGTATCTTCGCCCCAGACCTGCGGGCTTCCTCAAGAGCTATAGCAACTGCCTGTCTATGAGGACGGCCACTATGTTCGAGCTCTTGTATGTTCTCACTAATTGTCTTTTTCGATGTTCCTTTCTTTAACGGCATCTTTTAGCGCATCCTTATTTCTGGCAATGCTCGTTGACCGGCAAACTACAATGTTCGCCCACCTTGGCCTTTTTACCGGTAAACTTGTCGCATTGCAAGCAAGTTCCCTGCATAAATGAAAAATTCTTGCTATATCTTATTTTGTTCACCCTGCATTTATACCTTTTCTCCTGACCGGGCGCCCATCCGAAACCGTCCTTCTCAAAGGTGTTTTCACACTTGGTCGGACTAAAATTTCGGGATTTAATCAGCATTTATGCGCTCCTCATTAAACAAAAATTACACCAAATCCGCCCATCTTCATTTAACCATACTGAAAATGTATCTTGTTTCCCACATTCGGGACACTTCCAATTTGGACGTAATGATATTTTAATAAAACCATATTTTATCCAACCGACTTTTATTAGTTTTTGTCGCTCTTTCGCATTTGGTATATCATTCTCGTACCATTTAGTTACACTAATCGACATTCGGAGCACTCCCTACCAAAGTTTCCATCTTTCTCCGCCTACCCATTTTCAACTTCTCTTTATTGGGAACGTCTGTGACATCTATCAAGTCCTCGCCGTCAAGGCCGACATCAGCCGACTCTATGAGCAACTTTTGCAGCTCAAACGTCTCTAACGCCTTAATCGCCCGCATCGTCTCCGACATCGGAGATGTGATTACCTTCGTACTATACTTCCCGGATTTCATACTATGAATCAAGGATATTAGAATCTCCTCGGCTATGGGCTTGGCCGCCTGCTCAACCTGACCGACGAACTGCTGGTATAATTGCATATCCTCCTTAAAGGCATCTAACATCTGGGCCTGCATTTCAATACTGGCGTTACGCACCCTTATCGGGTTCGGCGGTGGCGGCTGCTGGGGTATTTGCCCGCCCTGTTGCTGTACCTGGCTAATAATAATACCTTTAGCCTGGTCGAGAATCGTCTCATCGAATAAAGAATCCTTATCGACTATCTCCCTTATCTCATCCTCGCTGAATATGTCGTTTTTGCGGATTATATCGACTATCAAATCACCGAAAATCGCAAGTGTATAAAACCAATTGTTCATAAGCGACATCGAACCCTGTACCTCTGTCTGTTTTTTGAGGAATATGGCCCGCCCGGAGAGCGCCTTCGTGTCCTTTTCCGGCATCTCCGTCCTGATGCCGGTAATCGTCCTGGCGTTCTCCAACGCTTGCTGGCTGAACATCTCAAACATCTGGGCGGGGAATGGGTTCTCTACAATTTCCTCTACCTTGCCGCCGCCCCGCGATTCATCTACAACGAGATTGTTGTCCCCGGCGTGGGCGGCAAGCCATTGAGCAAATATGCCGGTCGGGTCCTCTCTGATTTTGAATGATTTGTTCGCCAACTTCTTTATGAGGTTCAAGGACATAGAATGGGTCCAGTTTGTCTCCTCTTGGGTGCCAATTAAGTCCTCTGAGACACCTGATTTGTAGCCGTTTAACCAATATGGCCAATAAAAGTTTAGCGGGTACATCTGGACGCCGTTTAGTTCGTCCACCCTGTCCTCAAGGAAAGTATCACCTACCCTTATAGTATGGTGCATAACGTAGGAAGTTACCTCCTCAATAGAAAATATGGGCGTTCCCGCATCTTCTATCGCCGCCATCACTTCCGGGTCCCGGAGGTCTTTATTGGCTAACCTTGCCAATTCTATCGCCTTTTCCTTAGAGACTCTGGCCGCCTCCTCAAAGGCCTTGGTCGCTTTTCTGGCTAATGATATGTCCCTGTCCTTACAAAGGAACAATGACTCTAACTCGGATTCCCGCTTATCGTACCAATGGAGGCACGTCTTGGGCTTCCGCCACCAGGTATGAGACTTCAAATAACGGTGCTTTCTCAATACCGTAATGTCTTGCCGCTCCCTGGCACCAAATGCGCTCGTCTCCCTCGTTGACCTCCGACCCGATAACCAGTCGATAATACCCCGAATGTTACCCGCCGTGACCTCAAGAAAGGACTGGGAGCCCCTGCCCTCAAGGTCAGCCTTCTTATTAGGGTATTCGGCCTCTACAAACTCCTTGTCGACCCACTCCTCCCAAATCTCGTATTTCGCACCCCCGGTCAGTTTGTTGGGATTGTAAGTAGTGCAGTTCGGGTCCACCATCGTATTGTGCTCGTTGAGTTTCTCAATCCGTAAATTGGCGTGTTTCGGATCGTCCGTCTTGTCGATAAATACCCCTATGACACCCTGGCCTGATGATAAACCACTCTCGAACATCTGAGATTTCTCGTATCTTATTCGCTCCGAATCGGCTGCCTGCTTAGTTAAGGCCGTTAATATCTCGGCAACGGCGGCGGCCCCGTTCCGAGTATTCTCGATTATGAAATCCTGAGGGTTCTGAATCTCCGCACCGGCAAGCTGCTTAATCTGGGGCTTAACTATCGGTATTGTCAAGGTGAATTTACCATCCCGCCGGGCCGCCTCCTTGACCGCCGGGTCCCACTGCTCGCCAATTACGAAGTCTTCGGCCTTGCGCATCCGGTCGAAGAAATTGGCCGAACCGCCCACGCCATCGGCACGCATCTCGACAACCTTGCGTAAAATCTCATCATCCGTCTTTGGATGTACTAAATCGTCAGTTTCCATTGTTTGTCTTCTCTTTTAAGCATTTATCTTCAACGTGACCATTGCCCGACATCCAGCGGAATAAAGCAAGGCACCATTTTTTACATTTACGACAGTCAGGAGGTACTATTTCGTCAGTTTCCATTATTCTCCTGTGGCTTCATTTATAGCTGCTTCCTCATTTCCCTGCGATGCATTCCAAAATGTTTTTTAGCGTTCCTGATTGAGCCAATACTAAGATTTGGATTTCCGTATACACTTCCCAAATCTTTCTTACACCTAAAACACCATAAACCCCATCCATTCTCAGATAATGCCCTTGGAGCCACTTCAATCATCCGAAAGCCAAAAATATGTTTTGAGTTCCCCTTCATACTTCGTCTATCCTTTCTACAAGGTCATTTCGTTTCCGTATGTAGTATCGACACTGTTCCGTCAGGATGGCTTCTCAATGAACATCGAATTGACCATTGCTTGTGACACTTCGGACAGTAATCACTAATCAAACCATTCCAAATGCCCCTTGCTAAATATTTTGTTTTGTCTATTACTCTTTCAACTTTATAATGTTTACACTCCATAATTCGTCTCTCCTACACCTTCATAATCTGCATCGCCTGGCTTGGAGACTCGGACGTGGCCTTTGGCCGTGCGCTCGGGTATGACATTATCAGCCAGAGTCATACCCTGTGGCTCGTTATCCCTTGCCCTTTGTGCCCTTTTAGCCTTCCTGTTGGCCTCTCTCTGCTTGTCCTGGTCTTTATACATCGTCTATACGGTCATCGCACTGGCAATCTTGCCCCTTCGTTCATTAAAAGTGCTCTCTATCTTAGTCTCCGGCAATACCTTCCGGAGTCCGTAAAGGCCGTAAACGTAGCATAATCCCTTGTCCGGCGAGCAACCTAAATCCTTCTTGACCTCATCATTTGGTCGCATAATCATTACTCCCTTGCCATGACGGGCTACTATCTTATACCTCGATAACGCCACAAGCTGCCTCCTGGTCTCAGGGTCACGTATCGGCTCGACTTTCAATTTCCGTATCTGCTGGGCAGCGTAGCCCACCGCTTCGGCCTTCTTATTAGCGTATAAGTCCGAATCCTCGCATCTCTCGGCACTATTGAACGCCTGGACATGATAACCTGCCTCGTCTATCTTTAAGCCATCCGAGACGCCCTTGCCATTACCTATACAATCAACTATAATGTTCTTAGTACCTATACGGCGGCACATCTCCTTACCTTCAAAGACTACCTCATGGGTCATTGTCCAGTTTACTTGCTTCTCGTCAACTATGAGGCCATTCTCAAAGCCCTTTATGTCACATATATCACCGCCAAATGCCGGGTCGATCGCTACAATCTTTCGCATCTGTGGCTCTATTATCCTCAATGAGTCCCAGTTTACACTATTTAGCCTATCGAGTAACGCCGAAGTGATTAGAGTCCGCTCCTCGTCCGTTATCCTCCTACATTGCATCTCCTGGTCGTATTCCTCTTTAGTTATTAGCCCCTGAGACACCTCTTCAAGCATCTTGTCAAGCTCTTTACGACTGATTATCCCTGATTCGTCAGCAATTAACCGGCTCGCAAACCATCCCTTTTTACATTTATCGGCCTTGCCCTTAGTTGGCAGTTTTGCCTCATCCTCTACACAAGCGGCTACGTTGAACATCATCGTCGCATGGTTCGGACCTTTGGGAGTATAACCGAACATAACCCATCGCTCCCTTGATGTAGGAAACTTTTTAGGACCGGCGATAATCGGTCTGAATATCTGCGTCCAAGTCTCCTGCTTATGTAAAGCCCATTCGTCCACCCCTACACCGTCAGCGTCAATGCCTCTCAATGAATCAGGGTTATCACTACCACCTATCTTTAGCATTGAGCCGTTATTAAACTTTATGAGCATCTTCTGCTCGTTGGGCTTCCAATCCATCTCCGCTTTATCCGGTAAGGCGTCCCATAGCATCGTAGGGTCGTCCCAGACCACTTCTCTGGCCCATACCTGGGTAGGCGCAATGTAAACGTACTTTGACTTGGCATACTTGCAACTCTCTCGTATCAATAGATTTATGATAAGAGTTGTCTTGTGAGCCCGCCTGTGCCATTCGAGGATAAAGAAACGAACCACCCGCTCAATACCGTCAAATGCTTTTAGAGCCTGTAATTCGTGCAGGCCCAACCTACTTAGAAATAGTTTATTTGGTATCATTTATGTTACTAAAATCCACTATACTTACAGGAATAGGGGCACCAGCAGGTCCAGTCAGCTCTGTTTTGTTCGGGAAGTCCATCTCACTCTTGCCTAATAGCTCGGAGGCCCGCAACCTATCTTTCATTGTGTAGTCTTCATTATTCATCACTTTGGACCAGAAATCCTGCCTTTGTAGCCGAGTAGCTATCATAGCAGGTCTAACCTCATTGTCTATTC